TCTGATGGTTTTATGAAGACAATTCAGTGGAGCCAAAGACCACACCTAAGCCTGGTGTCTTACTACAGAGATTCTGTTCTTCCAAACTCAGATCCCACATCATTTATTGAAGACAAGTTCCATGGATATGTTCAGGATGATTTTAATCTTCACGGCACTGCTGGTTGGGACATTCACAAGCTATGGATATATGCTCCTAATAACCAAAATATCAAACGTTCATACCACCTTGACGGAAGAAAAGGAACTAGAAAATTTACTGACGACGACTTACACTGGGGGTTTGTAGAATGAGAATAGGAATTATAGTTCGCTCTGACAATACTGGTCTTGGCAATCAAACCAGAGAGCTGACCAAGATGCTAAATCCAGACAAGGTTATGCTTATTGATTTTAGTAACTTTAATCATAACGCACAACACCCAGAGTGGTATCGTGGATACAACGTAACTAGTATTCGTGGCATACCCAATAACGCTCAGATAAAAAGATTCTTGCAGGGACTTGATGTTGTTATAAGCTGTGAGACATTCTACAATGACGACCTAATGGTTTTGGCTCAACGTGTTGGTGTTAAGACTGTTCTTCAATACAACTATGAGTTGTTTGGAAATCTACAAAATCATCGCATGCCCCTCCCAGATGTTCTGATTGCTCCTAGTAAATGGAATATGGATGATATTGAATTCTTGTTTGGTGACAAGGCAAAGGTTGTTCACATACCGCCACCAACAGACAAGAAGAAGTTCCTTGAGGCAAGAGAGGTAAACACATCCAAGAAGCATAAGCGTATCCTGCATATCGGCGGTAAGGCTGCAGCAATGGATCGAAATGGAACGGACAGCATTATAGAGATGCTTAAGTATTCTAAGGCTGATTACGAACTGGTTATCAAAACCCAAAGCAAGCTAAAGATAGAGTGCGATGATCCAAGACTAACAATAGACAATGGCAATCCAGATAATGAAGCAGACATGTATATTGGCTTTGACGCTATGGTTCTTCCTAGACGCTATGCTGGTCTTTGCTTACCGATGAATGAGGCGTTGATGTCTGGATTACCTGTATTTATGACGGACATTTCCCCTAACCACTTTATACTGCCCTCAGAATGGCTCACAGAGGCTTCTGTGATAGACGTAGTGAGGACTAAAAAGCCTGTGGACGTATACAACGTAGATCCAGCCAAACTTGCTAAGTTGATTGATGATTACGCTGAGTCTGATCAAACAGAGGCAAAGCAGATGGCTGTCAGGATTGCTGAGGATAACTTCTTGGCTGATAACCTGGTCCACAAATACTTGGAGGTGTTCGGTGAATAGAGTTGGAATAACCGCATCGGCATTCGATCTGCTACACGCTGGTCATGTCCTAATGCTTAAAGAAGCTAAGGAGCATTGCAAGTATCTCATTGTTGCTTTGCAGACTGACCCAACCATAGATAGACCAGACACGAAAAACAAGCCAATCCAATCACTAGAAGAAAGAATGATTCAACTTAGTGCCGTTAGGTATGTTGATGAGATCGTTGTTTATTCTACTGAGGAAGAATTGCTTGATCTGTTTAATACCCTGCCAGTTGATGTGAGAATCATTGGGGCAGACTATTACGATAAAGATTTCACTGGCAAACAGTATTGCCTAGACGCTGGCATTGAGATCATTTACAATTCCAGGAATCATTCATACAGCACTACCGAACTAAGGAAGCGTATCGCTAAAGCAGACAAAGAAAAAACGGACCCCGAAGGATCCGTTCAATCTATTTAAATTACTTCTTTGTAACAGCCTTTTTAACTGGAGCCTTCTTAGGCGTAGCCTTTGATAGTGCTTCCTTGATGTCTTCTTCCTTTGGAACAATGCCGAAAGCCTTGTCCTTTGGATTGATGTAGCGGATTCCTACAGGTAGCACTGCAGCCACAAGAGACCATAGAAGGTCTAGTGGGTCAGTTACTCCTGCTAGGTAAAGGGCTGAAGCAGCCGCAAGTACGCTTCGTCCATACGATGCTAGTAGTGCCTTAATTGTTGCGTTCATTTGTTTCTCCTTGTTAGTTGTTTGGTGTTTCATTTTCCTCTGGCAATACCGACTTTAGTTTGTCGTATGCTAGAGATATTTTTTCTAGGGCTTCTGTGTGTGCGTTATCGCCATTCACAATGCCGTAGGTCTTTGACCATTCGATGATTGGTTCCATCTCCAGAGCAAAGTCTTGTAGTGCTTGCTGGGCTTCTTCAATATACCCAAAAGCCCAATCACGAGAATCTGAAATAAATTTTAAAAATCCTTCAGTTTGTTCTAGAGACTTTGTATCCCTATTGCCGATCTCTTCTCCCAGCTTCTGCCTGTAGGCTTCTGCTAAAAGACTTGTCTCAATAAGTTTAACTATCGTGTTCTTGTGTGCCAATCGTGACCTCACAAAGAATACACAGAACGTTACGTTCAGCACAAACAGAATTGAGAATGCGATTAGATTGAATACGTCTATCATTGCTCTACTGCCCTTCTTGTTAGCTGAACCAATGCCCCGTTGTCCTCTAGAGCCTTCTTGACTCGGATCATATACTCCACAGCACCACGCTTCTCATCATCTACTAGACCGACAAACTTTCGTTCATCGCATACTATCTCTAGGAACGACATACCCTCAACAACATGTTCAACAATATCAACAGTGAATGTTGGTGGTGGAGTGATAGAGCGAAATGCTCTTGCCATCTCTGGTGTGTAATACATTAGTATTCCTTATCTGTGGTTAGGTTTTTCCATAGCTCTGCCCACTCATCTTTGGTACGATGTCTTCCGAATTCACGAGAGATCTTACCATTATCTAAATAGACTCCACCCCATACCCCAGTCTGTTTGGTTGAAATTCCAACTGCAAAACAAGTTCTGGCTACTGGGCAGATTGAGCACAGAGAGTCTGTGTCTTTTCGGACTTCTACATCTTCTTCATAGCTGTCGAAGAATAGGTTGATGTCGTCCCCAATGCAGAGAGCTTCATCTTTCCAATCATCCTTGTGGCTCATTTGAATCCACCAACCGCTTTGGAACATCCCAACCCTTGGCTCCTGGCTCGTAGCGTTTCTGCACGATCCAAGCACCATTGACATATGCTCCGTCAGGTGATAGCATTCCGTTTTTCTTGGTTAGGCTTTCGATTACTGTCCAGCCCTCCCACGATAGAGTTTCATTGTCTTCTACAATGCTCTCCATTACTTCCAGAGAATTAACGTTCATAGTTACTCCTTGTATAGATTACCTTTTTGATTTGTGTTTCTTCAATGACCGCATTGCAGCGATCACAAGGTTTGCTGTATCTGTCTTCGCCATTATTATTTATTCTGGCAACGTAAAGGACAGCACCCCTTACACTCCATCCTGCATCTCGGATAGCCTCAACCTCAGCATGGACTGAACAATGAGTTTTAATGTGCTCTGGTGAAACGTTGTCTGGGTGATTACGGTCTTTATTAAAACCAGTGCCAACGACACTACCACCCCTGACTATTACTGCTCCGTGCTTTTGCCTAGCTTCCGACTTGGAGGCAAGGTATCTAGCAACGGAGAGAAATGCTTGCTCTCTCCTACTTAGCATTAGTATCTGTATACTCCAACTTCAACATCCTTGGCATCTGCCAAGTCTACGACTGCTGGAATTGATTCTTTTGGCTTGCTGAAATATGCCAAGTAGTTTACTTCTTTTATGTTGTCAACAATCCAACTAGGTGGAACCTTGACAAGCTTAATCTTAATGCCACGTGCTTTCAGTCCACGCTCAGAAATGTTTACAAACTCCATAGCAAAGGAGTTGATCTGTGCAGGTCCTGCTGTGAACACTGTGATCTGCTTATCGTCCTCGGTTAGCCCATTGATGGCTGTACCCATTGCTCTAAGGAAGATACTGTAATCGTTAAAGTTTTTAGTTCCCTGTATTGCTACGATCATCTTCAAATCCTTCCGTTAGTTTTGATACAATAAAAATGGTCTTATCTAATTGTACCTTATCCATACCCATTGTGTCAACTGGTTTAGTAGATTCATTATCAACTTTTCCATCAATTAGTTTGGCTGTGTACAATGCGTTATCCTTAATCCAATATGCATTATCGTTTAGGAATAGCACCCTTGTTGAGATATCGCTAGTGTGCTTTCTAGCCTGTGTCTTGGATACTGGCTTTGGAGTAATCATTTGTTTCATCAAGTCCTTTAGCCCCTCTACCTTGTAAGCCTGGCTGTATCTCACAAACGTTCTTTGTTCTGGTAACTTATTCTTGTTTATTCTAATAGCAAAGAATATAGTCACCAAGGTTATTAGTGATCCTAGAAAGTATTCCATAAGATTATTATACTTTAGTTTTCGCTACCGATTAGTCTGTTCTCAATGAGTCGTTCTCGCTCATCGACAATCTCATATGCGAATGCTGAAAGACTCTCTCCCTCAAAAGATTTGTAGTGGTGTCCACAAAAGAATAGTTCTCCCGATACACCTATTGCTTTAACGTATGCCTGTGCTGAACAGGATGGTCCATCGCAACGATCTGTTGCTGAAAGAACCCACTCTTTTGTCTCTACCATTACTTATCCTTTGAATAGAATCCGCTACCCTTGAATACAGGGTTACCTATTAAGTATACCTTCTTCAGTGCAATTTTGCAAGTGGCACATTCGTACCCTGGGTCTTCCTCAGAAATACCGCGAACAACAGTTAGGATTGTCTCGCAATCTGAGCATTTATATTGATATGTTGGCATATTGTTCTCCTTATAAAAATGTGCGTGGTAACCATAGTAGCATGATTACCACGACACAAAGTTTATTTATTCTGTTACTGTTGACTTAGATACTGGTTTTGCAACAGGTTTTGCTACTGGTTTTGCAACTGGTTTTGCGACAGCCTTAACTGCTGGCTTTGCTCCGTGAACCGCAACAGGTGCTACTGGAGCATCGTCTACTGTTGCCTTTGGAGCAGCTGCTACTGCAGCCTCAGCCTTCATTAGACCCTCTACAAAATCAAGTGGTGAGACGAATCCCTTGCCATCTGCTGACCAACCATGTGTCTTACCCTGCCAGATCTCCCAGTGAAGGTGCTTTCCAGTTGAGTCGCCAGTGGTTGCCATGACACCTAGAACGGTACCTGCAGTAACCTTCTGACCAGCCTTAACCTTGATTGAGCCTTCCTTCATGTGTGCGTAGCATGAGGTGTAGAACTTTCCGTTAATCTTGTGCTGGATAACAACGTTGTAGCCGAAGCCACCTACGCTACCGTCAGCCTTGCGACGCTTTGATGGACCTGCGTGTAGAACCTTGCCATCGTGGAATGCCTCAATGTAAATTGTTGGAGCAGCACCCCATAGATCTACGCCATTGTGATGCTTTTTAGCAGCACGACCCAGTGGGTCTTTTCTCCAACCAAATGGAGATGTGACTTTAAACTGTTTTCCAAGTTTACCGTCAATTGGTAATTGTGTTTTTGCCATAATATATGACCTCCTTGATAACATTATACATTATATAATGAGAGCCACCTGTCAGAATCGAACTGACGACATCCATATTACAAGTATGGCACTCTACCGACTGAGTTAAGGTGGCGTAGCGATAGTAGGACTTGAACCTACAACCCCTTGCTTCGTAAACAAGTGCTCTATCCATTGAGCTATATCGCTGCGACTCCAAACGGACTTGAACCGTCAACCTTCCGCGTGACAGGCGGATGCTCTAACCAATTGAGCTATGAAGTCATATGCCAGTCATGCAGTTTTGTTTCTGCTACTGGCTGTATATCCTAGTTCTCGCTCGGCATAATGTCCGTGAGCCTGAACGCTTTCACATTACCGCTTGAACATTGTTATTTTCGGATACACATATCTTGGTACAAATTGTTCAGATTTATACCTAGAGAGCGAATAGGGAGAATCGAACTCCCATCAAAACCTTGGAAGGGTCTTGTTTTACCATTAAACCATATTCGCAATTTGAGTAAGGCTTTATCGATGGCGTTGACCTTACTCGTTGTAGTCGTGGGTGTACCTAAGCATCACTTCCCACAGGATCGGCACGTCTGCCACCGCCTAAGAACGGAATGAGCCCCATACTACATTGCTCCCAGAGTAGGAATCGAACCTACGACGCTCTTGCGAGAACAGATTAACAGTCTGGCGGTACCAGCCAACAGTACCCCTCTGGGATTATGGCTAGAACCCTAGCCTACTAAATGTCCTTGATCTATGGCAATTAGAACAAACTAATTCACATTTTGCAATTTCATCTAGAATTTTTTGCTTCGAAACTTTTCTGGCAATCATGGCTGACACGTTTCCTTCTTTTTCTCCAGAAACATGATCAAAGTCCATGATATACCAAGGATACGATACTCCACAATCTAGACAAGGATTAGATTCTTTTATCTCTCTAAGCCATTTTCTAGATTCATTCCTATATTCAATTGTACGTTTTTTTATTAAAGACTTGTGATGTTCTTTATTATTTGCATAATAGCTTCTTGCTTTTTGATTATCACATGGTCTGCAATATGGTTGATATTTTTCGTTACCCTTTTTATTAAAATTATCTAATGATAATTCTTTTTTGCAACTACTACATGTCTTCATACTGTTAAGTATATCACATATTTAACATCCTGTCAAGTATTATACTAGCCACTTTACAACAGGAGTGCACGGGTCTCCGCCATCTTCCCATTCTTGTTCTTCTTCTTCGGTCATGTACTGATCACCGTCGTGAGTGTAGCAAAAACCATCTGAGATCCAGCCAGCATCGATACCCTTTTGCAGCCACTCTGCCGCTTCTTGAATCTCTTCGCTTGAGAAATCTTTACGTTCAATTGTCATATGAAAAACCCTCTCTAGGTTATATATAAAGTATACACGACCAGAGAGGGCTTGTCAACTATTTAATTTACTTTTCTGCTGGGATGTTATCAACAAATGCTGCATCAATTTCATCATCGGATAGTGAACCGTCGTTTAGGTAGCCGCGAGCAAGGTCTTCAACCACGTTCGCAATTCCCATAAATCCTGCCAAGATGGCAGTCTGAACAACGTCAATTCCAATAACAGCACCAGCACCAATTGTGGCGAGGGCGGTTACTAGAAATAGAGCAAGCATACGCTTTGCAATTTTAAGAGTTTTCATTAATCTTCCTCCTTGTCTTTTGGATTTCTTAGTGGATAGGTAATTGCCCACAGGACTGTTGTTCCCATGATTGCATATCCTACTACTGTCTTTGCTGTACCCTCAAGCACTAGCCATGCAACAAACATACCTAGAAGGGTCCATGCCTGACCTAGCATATCGTTTAGAAATTTCTTCATTATTTATTCCTCCTTGTATTTGTATTATTTGATGCTGCTCCACCTGCTGGTGATCCACCTGCTGATGGTGCTGCTGCTCCCAGGGCTGCTCCAGTGGCTGCATTGACTGCCGCTCCGACTGCTACAACTGCTGTAACAACAATTTTTTCTGACTCTTCTCTTACTTTAGGTGACATATCTGATCCAACGTTTCCAAGAAAGTTAACGGCATCGGTCAGAGCAACCGCTGCATTACCTAGCAGTGGAATGGCTGCTAGGTCTTCGTTTACTGTAAGATCGTCTGCTTCGGCTGCTACAAAAAGAGCCTCAAGAGCTTGCTCGTATTCGGTTGAGCCTTGTTCTGAATTATTTAAGATTTCATTCGCCACAGAGATAAGTTCTGTTACTTGCTCGGCGGATAGCTCTTGAGGGTTTACTGTTTCTATGTTGAATGGTAATTCGGTGGGGGTTGGCGTGACTGGCTCTGGTATCTCTGGGGTGATAGGTTTTTCTGGCTCTTCAATAGGTTCCGTGGTCTTCTCAGGTGTAGGTGTTGGGTCTTTGAATGGTGGAATGGCTTCCAATTTTGATTGAGCATCCACTACCGCCTGTTCTGTTGTAGTCACATTTTGTTGTGCTATATCTATTGTAACTGCATTTTGCGATTGCTGGTCTTGCAATGTTTTTAGTGATGCCTCGGCAACTGCCAGATCTGCCTGAGCGGATCCGTAATCAATAGCAGCACTATTATAGATAACTGTTGACTCGTCAAGTAGTGCTTTCAATACTGGATTCTTTATTAGCGGTGCTACTGGCTGTGCTGTGTAGGCTAGGGTTCCAACCAAATGCTTTACCTCGCCACCGCAAGGATCTCCGAATACCCCGTTATCAGCCGAAAGCGTCACGCTCTGGAGTCCATTGACCTGTGGAAAAACATCTGCACCACAACTTGGATTGCTGTAAGATTCGTAACGTAAACTGCTTCCAGTAAAGGTTGCACCTGGTGGAGCAGTAAAGGTTGCCTCTCCACCCTCACCAATGTCTACGTTTAGGGTAACTTGGGTTACCACTATTTCTGTGGTGTAATAAACTTCTTCAATAAATGTGGTTTCTGTAATTTCCTGACCATGCGATATGCTTAGGGATGGGTTCTTGAAACTTGGTCCGTAAACTCCGTACCAAAAACCGTTATCAATACCAGTAAAGGTTACTGTAATGTATGAGACAGGACCTGTGGGCTGTAGCGTTACTGACTTGTTCTGCCAGTCATGTGATTCTGTTGAGTTATAGATTGCTGTGCCAACAGGGTTTTGATTAATGTCCTTGACCTCAACCTTCATTGAATAGGTATCGGTTATACCCCTGTTGCTTTCATTGTTATGCCAATCAGCAGACAGCACAAGTGTGGCATTCTGGAATGGTCCAGAGAAAAGTCCCTGAACTACCGATTGAGTTTGGAAAGAGAATGTGACTTGATCGTTTAACAATGCTGGGCTAGAGCCTTGCCATCCTGCAGAAACACCAGACCAACCGTTCGTACCCTGACTAAAGTTTGAGTTAAAAAGAATATTTGGAATA